TAACACTACTAACACCTAAATCTGACATATAATAAGCTGCTCTTTCAAATGACTTGAACTCATATTGATTCTCACTACCATACCTTCCTGTACATACTAATATATAAGCTCTTTCCATCGTATTACATATAATAATAAAACCTTGGTTATAATTCGTTCTACTATGATGTATTAAGCCATACCCAGGACAACCTTTTCTACTGTCTAATAGCTTCACTGCTTCATCTACTGTAATATCATACTTTCCCATAACTTTCTCCTTAATTATTTTTCTCATAGACATTATATCATGTACATTAAAATAAACAGCGTGTCTACAACCAGGATACATAGGAGAAATATGCAATTTTAAATCTATTCTAGGAATGCAACCGCCTCCTTCATACCCTCCTCTAGCACGAGTATAACATACATACCCAACAACATGGTCTTCTCTCTTACCACCATAATTAATACTTCTTCCGTTAACCTCAACATAATCTCCTACCTTAAACTTCATAAATTCTTTTTCATTCATTTTTTATCTCTCTCCTTCTCTATATTATCTTTTGCTAATTCTAAGATACACATGAATTCACTAAATGCTATATGAACAACTACATCTCCATCTTGATTCTTACTTACTAATATACCTGTCTTAGAATACACATCTGCTGTTTTTTGGATCTTACGCCATATATCTCTCTTTATACTGAATGATTTCTGAGAAGGGGTATTTTTACACTCAATTCTAAAAAGTCTGTTTGCTATATCTCCATCTTTATATCTTGCACCTGAGTTACTTGTTAACGTAGTTTCAGGATCAAAATCCAACATTTTTTGATATACTAAGTTCTCTAGATCATTTCCTATATCTTTTTTTGTTCTAATACTACTCACTCAACTCCTCCAGCACCAGGAATCACTTTCCAATGTATTTTAGCTTCTATCTTTGGAGATACCATCCTTAGCTCCTTTTCTAAAGATTTAATTGTCCATTCCCAATACTGCACTTCCTCTGTTACACTATCGAGAATATTACGGGCACTTCCTAACTCCTCTTCCTTAACTTTTCTTTCCTCGTAGGTCATTATTTTATTTCCTTATAAGTAAAAAAACCTGTGTGAGAATCGAACTCACATGGATTTAATTCTTGTTTAGCTCTACGGACTTGAACCGCCAGTAGGTCTTCCTTGCTAAGCAGTCTCCTCTGCAGGATCATTATGTTTCTGCCACAAACACCTCCAGGCTTTCTTTACTATAAAAAGACTTGGCTGATGCCTCTGCACGGTCTTGCCGCCGACTTATCAGGTCTTCCTCATCTTTATGTGCACTTATAATGAGTTCGTTTTTTCCAAGCCTTCTTATTCCTCTATATTATATATATATTATATATTATTTTTGATAATAAGTCAAGCTTTAGTTTTTAGAGTACTTGTACTACATCCCATATCTGCCCTTGTCTTTCTATATCACTAACTAACGATTCCTCATGATTAAGGAAAAAGTCAAAAGGAATACTACCTCTATCATCATACGTAATATCTCTTAACTTTAGAAATTCAAAGATAGGAATAGCATAAACAATATTAAATCTTTTTCCTTTTAGGTTATACTTCTTTATATGATTTTCAGATACATCACTTTTTCTGTAGTTAATTACTACATACCCCTTACCTCCAGCATTAGCTACCTCAACTAAGTTATCAATCTGATTGTCACTTACATTACCAAAAGGAAATCCAGTTAAACTTTTATGCATCTTTAGCTCATACGCTCGGAATTTACCGCTATGTAGTAAATAGCAGTCATAGGGTCTAGGAGGTGAATAAGGAATCAAACTACCTGAAAATTTAGGGGTATCAGGAATCTTCACATAATGAAATCCCTTAAATTCTCCAAAATACTCTTCAATTGACCTCTTCCACTCTCCTTGGAATACCGATTCTCTCATTAGAATAAGTCCTCATCTTTAATGCTTTCTACTTTCTTAGCTTTTGATTTTGTTTCTACTTTCACTTCTTGATCAGGAACTACTTGAGCTACTGTGGGTGTAACCTCTCTTATTGCAGAAGTAGATTCTCCTGTTATAAGACCCCTTACTTCCTCAACTGATAAGACTCTAAAGTCATCAGTAATAGATCTCATCTCTGCTACAAGTACCTTCTCTTCTTCAGTAGGTTCAGAAGGTGCTTTTCCTATAGTTATCTTATAGATTGTATCAAATCTTTCTCCTATCCTCTCTACTAGTACTTTAAACTTATTAAGAGGATTCTTTACAGAAACCTTATCACTATTTCTGATAGCATCAAAAATAGCTTCTTTAGTAGCAAAAGAGAAATCCCATTGTTTTACTCTTCCATCAGTATAATCAATAATCTGAGTATAACATCTCCAACTTGCCCAACCCTCTTTAGCTCTTGTTTGCTCTAGATAATCACAAATAGGACATTCCTTATCCTTTCCTGCTGTTTTTCTACAGACAACTCTTCCAGCACCGGGAATCACTTTCCAATGTATTTTAGCTTCTATCTTTGGAGATACCATCCTTATTACTTTCTTCTCTCCAGACTTAAGTTTAAAATTAAAATCCCTACTTGCCGCTAATTCATCATCAGCTTCTGTCTTACCAAATGTCTCATCTGCATATGGATTACTAAATTCGTCTTGCTTTTGTTCTGTCATTTTACTTCCTCCTGTTTGATTATTGTTATTTTTTACTATTTACACTACGATTAACATTGTATATACATGTATAAGCACAAAGTAATTGAAAAGTAGTATGAGAGGTCTAGAATTCTAGGGTTCCTCCACTCCTACTATCTTCTCTTTTAAAAAGTTGTTCCTTCTTATACGCATAATGACTTTGCTCCATATCAAAACGTTTTAGCTCTAAGTACTCTCTTACTATCTTAGCAGCTTGGTAATCGAAGTCATACTTCTGATATACGTCATCAGCTTCTGCTACTCTTGTTTTTGCTGCATCTGTTTTTTCTTCTGAAGCATTTTTTACTATAGACTTCCTTTTCTCTCTAAGAAACTTTAATTCTGTTTCTACCTTTTTTATAGAAAGAATAGAGTCTGTTAATTCCATCTTTGCTGATAAGCTTCCTAAACTTATTTCCCTTGCTACAAGCTCAGGAACTTCTTTTTTTATGTATTGATCTATTTCCGCTTGTATAGTCTTTACTTTCTTAATATCTATTCTAGATAGAACTAACATACTATTTACATCCAATCTATCTTCTTTTGATACTTTCTTATTATAAATCTCTTCTCTTTCAGACTTCGGTATACTCTGAATGTTCTTAGTAGTACATCTATTACTTCCCGACTGTGTTCCTACATATTCCATTACTAATCTCCTTTACATTAACCCACTAGTTCAAAAATATAATCTGGCTCTAACCCAAAATACTCTGCGCAAATATCATCTGGCATATCTCCATCTGCTAATCTACTATTCATATCATCTCTTGCTGATTGTATTAGCTTATCTGCTTCTGATCCTGTCATTCCATCTCTTCTAATTAATATCTCCTTTATAGTTTCCATCTAGTCTCCTTTATAAAATTAGAAGGCTACGCAGGATTTGAACCTGATATAGTTTCTAACCTACAGCCAAATTAAATTCCCTAAAGAATATACTCTGACTTGCGTATAACCAATTCCGCCACCACGCCCCCTAATTCTTTTATTTTATTTATTATACAATACTTATTATAAAATGTCAAGGATTATTTTCCTCTCTTATAGAATTTCTCTAGGTCTGCTTCTACTACAGATACCAACCCTTTTATAAGCTTATGTTTAGCCTCTGCAACCTTATCAGTTTCATCACAGGTTACCTTGACTTTAGAAGTTATAGTTACAGGTTCGTACTGACGCACTTGTATAGTTCTACTTACTGTTTCCTCTATTTCTATTACTTTTAACATCTTTTGTTCTCCTTTATTATTTACACTTTCTCTATCTCCTTATTTTTTACCTATTTTTCTTTTAGCTATAGCCTCATCCATCTTATTCAATATGGGTTCCAGTACCTCTCTACGTATATTAGGATTTTTCCAGTATTTTGCTCGTCTAAGAGCTTTTTCTTCTGCTGTCTCTTTGATCATTTTCTATCTCCTTTTTTTATTATACCTTATTATACTATAAACAAGTCTAAATGGCAAGAGTTATTTTCCTTTATGATTATCGACCACTACTGCCGAAACCCTTATTACCTCTTTCACTACTAGATAGAGATTTACTTTCCTCAAATTCAATATCTTCTACCTTCTCTATTAACAATTGACATACTCTATCTCCCTTATTAACTTGATAATCTTGATTAGAATGATTATAAACAATCGGACTTACCTCATGTCTAAAACCACTATCTATAATACCTGGGTGCACCTGTAGACCCTTAAATGCAAAGCTACTTCGACCACAGATCTTACCAACATATCCAGGCGGTATAGCCATATGTATACCCGTAGCTACTATCTTATACTCCCCTACTTTTATAACTGTATTCTCAATAGAGTATAAATCCCACCCTGCATCTTCTTTTAAATGTGCTTTTGTAGGTGTTTGAGCATCCTTATGTTTCTTAATAAATTGTACTTTAGTTTGCCATTGTTCCTTTACGTATATCACATCGACTCCTTTAAAAAGTTCTCAACTACTATACTACCTACCAGCTGTAATCTATGGGATAAAGTTTCAACAGTATCTGCTACTAAGATAGGTACTCTTACCTGCTCAATAATCTGTCCTCCATCTAATGTCTCATCAACATAATGAAGTGTTACACCTGTCTCTGCTTCATCTGCATCTATAACCTGTTGTTGAGGATCCTTACCCTTGTATGCAGGTAAATAAGATGGATGTAAGTTTACAATACCACCACTAAACTGTTCTGATAATAAGGGTTTACTTAAAAGTTGCATATAACCTGATAACAATACATGCGTTATCCAATACTCTCTTAATAACACTACTATACGATAACTTCTCTCCCATTTCTTCTTATCTGTTATTATATATGTTGGTATACCTAACCTCTCGGCTAATTTAATAGCTAAACAATTATTATCAGAAATAACACATCTAATATTATAACCCTTATAGTAAAGATTTATTAATTCACTACCCTTACCAGAAGCAAGTATTGCTATATTCATTCTACCACTCCATCTTTCTTATTGTTAAATCTGAAGATACATTAATATCTCCCTTACTTATTGTAGTGTAGATACCTCCTCGGACCTTAGTTAAAAGTCGCACTAATAAACCTATGGGTTTAAGAGCTAAGGAAACTTCCTTATATATCTTACTTCCTAAATGCTCATGAGAGATTGGTAGATCTTCAAAAGCTAAGAAGTAAAGTTTTAAGCTTTTAAGTTCTGGAAGCAGCTTATTAGGAATATAATCAATTATAACTCGATACGTATCAAGAATACCCGTCATCGGACATTTTGCAACTAATTCCAAATAATCATATGTTACTCGCTCATTCACCTCTCCTACATACGGAACTGCTACTATATTCGGCATCTTATAGTCATACCCCTCTTGTATTCTCTGCCTTAACTCCTTTGGAGTCATACCTTCTACCTTCTTAGCAAATTTCCAGTTCTTCATAACTCTCTCCTTTCTATAACCATTGTTTTAGTATTTTAAAATTATATTTAGCTATTGCCTTTTGTTCTGACGTAAGACCCTGTTTGAAATTTACCCTTCCTTTAAGCTTAATTGGTACACCTACTATCGGACTATACTGCACACCTAGCACAGCTTGCTGTATGGGACTACTAGTATCAACTGATGTTACCCATTCCTTTCCTTTATAGAAACTATATTCTAATGGATTTGAACATCCTAGCAAATGAAATTTCTTTCCTGATTTATAAAGTCCAAGGTTATGTATTACCTGTATAAAGTAAGCCCTCGATAACATCCAACGCTCAGTTTCAAGAGTTGAAGCTACAAGAGATAAATCAAAGGGTATACAAATCGTATCTATCTCCACTAAAGTATTTATAAATGTGAGATATTCTATTAACTCCTCTATAGTCTTACCCTGAATAACTACTGCAAGATTAAAAGGTACTTTACTATATTTAGCTAAGAAAGTTATTACTCTTTGCTTACTCTCCTCCATATCTCCAATCCTGTCTGGAATTATTACGGTGTGGACATTAAGATCTTCTGCTACGGTAAGTAATCTTTCAGAAGGTAGTGAGTCCTGTAATTCAAAAGCCCCATTATCCAAAATCGTATAAGTAGTTTTAGCTTGCTCCTTATAGAAGTCTCTATACTCCTTATATTTCTCTGCTATATGCGCTAATACAAAACTAAAATCTGTATATCTCTGAAACTCTACTAGATCTGGTATTGGTGTTTCTACTGCTAAAAGCATAATTTATTTTCTCCTGATAATTGTATAACAAATTGCTTATTTTCTTTTAATAACATATCAAAATATGGAGCAACTCCTAGAAATAACTTTTTCTCTTTCTCAAGCTCTTTAACTGATAAGTTATCTCTAGTATATAATCTTTCCATAGCTGTAGCTAATGCTGTTGTTATATAGAAAGTAATATCCGGTTTTGGTATCTTATTATAATGAGCTAATATTTTTTGAGTAAGCTTACTATCTCCACTACTTAGGTACAGATTATAAGCTGCTGTCGTTAGAGCTCCGCGATCTTGTAAAATAAGCTTAGGTATAGAGAGGTCTTGCATCAGCTCTAGAAGATTAGCTACAAACTTAATCTCCGTACTTAGAGAAGCAGTAACTATTTCCCTTATCGTCTCCCCTTCAGGTTTTCCAATCTTTACAACAGTAGTATCTAAATCGATATCTTTAAGTTTATTTATAAAGAATGTCTTCCCCGTGCCATCTAAACCTTCCACGCTGAGCCACATAGCCTTCTCCTTTAACTGTAGTATATAATATTATTATAAGAATAGCAAGCTTTTATTAACAACATAAGGCATGCATCTGTTCCAGATTCACTTTTCCCATTTCTGCCCAATTTTTAACACCTACCTCTAACTCAACTACCATCCGTACAGTCATATCCTTAATAGGTCTCTCCATTGCATCCTTAATTATAACAGCTGCCTGATAACCTAATCTTTTTGGACACTCTAGAAAAAGAGCATCGTGTATATCTAATAATAGCTTAATTGAAAGCTTCTGTCTTTCTATTTCATTAGCAAATCGTACTGCTGCAATAGCTAAACAATCATGAGCCATACCCTGTATAGGAGCATTAACAGCTTGACGTAATGCTTCAGCTTCCTCCATAGATACATTAACAAATAACAATGGTTTTTTTGGTCCTTCCTTATACACTCTGGTATTAAGATTAAAGCCTTTTAAAATAGGTAGTCTTCTTCGTCTACCAAAATAATTCAACACATAACCATTTTTAATAGCTACTATTTTCTGAGCATCTAACCACCTAGCAGCTATAGAATATCTAGTTAAAAAATAAGACATAATAGAAGCTGCCTGTGTCTCTGGTATATTATACTCCTTTGCTATACTTTTTGGTCCCCTTCCATACATAATTCCAAAAACAGTACCTTTAGCTGCAGTTCTTTCTTCATCAGTTACCTCACTCTCTAGTTTCTTCCATGCATATGCAGCAATATGTTTATGAATATCAAGACCATTATTTAAGTCTCTTATCATATCAACATCTTGTGAACATTCCGCTAGACAACGAAATTCTGCTGCTTTATAATCAGCTTCTATAAATATATTTCCAGGTTCTGGAGTAAAATAGCTTCTTATAACCTTTGCTTCTTTACCCTTCTTAGGTTGATTTTGAAAATTAGGCTTTCTACTAGACAATCTACCGGTAACAGTCGTGTGTTGTGAAAAAGTAGTATGTAATCTACCATCCTTCTTCACTAAACCTGGAATATTCTTAACGTAGGTACCGTAAAACTTAGTCAGCGTTCTTAACTCTAAGAGATATTTAGCTGCTTTAACTTTTGTCTTTAAAGTTGTTAATACCTTCACATCAGTAGATAAAGAGCCTTCTGTCATAGCTCTAGTAACCTTACAAACCTCATACAGTAAACAGCGAACTTGGGGAACACTTCTAGGATTAAAGCTTATAGGGTGTTTTTCTATATAATTTTTCCAGTAATCCTCAAAGCAAATAACCTTTCTCTTTAACGCGTTATATCTTCCTTGAAGCTTCATTTTCTCTTTAACCATTAATAATTCAACAGTACTAGCTACTTCAGGCAGTGCTCTTAACATAATTTCCGCTTGTTTTATTCTCCCAATATAACCATCTTTACCATTAGCAATTTGATCAATTCTCTCTAAATCTACCTTCATACCATTCATTTCCATATCCTCTAAAACTCTAGAATATGGCATTACTATCTTATAAAATACATCGTGCAATTCTTGTTCCTCTATCATAGGTTGAAATAACTTACCTACTCTAAATTCAGCATCTGCATCTTTTGCACTATACTTCCATAAAACTTCTTGCGGTATTACTGCGAAAGACGTTTCTTTATTTGATAGATACTTCTTTGTCTCTCTAGAATATAAACCCATATCAGTGTATTGCAAAACCATACTATCTAAATCATGCTTAGCATTTTCATCTAATAAGTGATGAGCCAACATATTATCAAAGAACGGACCCACAGGATTAATATTAAATCTACTTCTAAGAAACTTATTATCAAATTTTCCATTATTATAATACTTCCAAACTTCTCTACTTAATACCTCCTTTAATCCTTCTAATATTCTCTTCTTATTAAACTCTTGCCAAAAAGGCGTTAGTTGCTTATCATTCATATAATTAGGATTAGAGTGATAAAAAGGAATTACCACTCCTGTTCTCTCTTTCCAACTAAAGCTTGAACAAAGTATTTTATCACCTATCCAATCAAAGCCTTCTGTCTCCAAATCATAGGAAAAACTATCTACCTCCAGTAACTTATTAATCAATCTCTCTACTTGGTCCATTGTAGACACTGTAATATACTTACAACCAATATCAGGATCAACTACTTTCTGTTCAGAATCAATAAAGGATTTTACGGCTCTTAACGAATCCTCGAAAGAAGATAGCACAGAAGGACTGTTCATATTTCTAATTACATAAGAAGGATGTATTACAGGAATACAAGGTAACTTAACTTTCTCACTTTGAAAAACTTTACCTGCTACTTTAGTTATCCCTGAGAATCCTAATACTTCCTTCAAGACAGTATTACCTAATAAAACTAATAATTTTGGCTTAACTCTCTCAATAGTTTTGTATAAATGTAGTTTAGAACAGAAAGATACTTGAGCTGCAGTAGGTGTTTTATTTTCGGGAGGAAGACATCTACAAACAGTTGAAATATAGAAATCTTTTATCCCTACCTTCTCTAAAGATGCTCTTAATTGCTTACCTGCAGATCCTACACAAGGTTTATCTTTTATTAGTTCTTCCCTACCAGGAGCCTCCCCAATAAACATTATAGGAGCTCCTTCTACCCCCTCATTATTAATAAGAGATCTATTATAATGTATCCCATATAAAGAAGCTTTACTGGTTTCATAAAGCTTACATTTATCACATCCTATACGTACAGTTGAATCCTCCATTCTCTCTATTTCCTTCTTTCTTAGGCTTAGTTACCCTATTATCTTCCTATTTAACATGTCTAAGCATTAGCTCTACACACTTTCTCTTAAAATCAATCATTGTGTATTAAAGTACTATATAAAACTAAATGTCCTTACTTACAAAACTTAAGAATTCATGTCTCGCTGAATCATCTTTATCTAAGAATAGGCCGGTCATCTTAGAGGTAGTCATTACACCTTGTTTTTTTACTCCTCTCATAGTCTTACATAAATGTTCAGCTCTTATAACTAGAGCTAACCCTAATGGAGGTTCAGCTCCGTTTTTAGATAAAGCATCAAGCAGACAAGTAACTATCTCGTGAACTAAGCGTTCTTGAATCTGTAGTTTAGCTGCAAAATAATCTACTACTCTAGCTACCTTACTTAAACCTAGTACTTTACCCTTCAAACTAGGTATATAACCAAACCAGTAATGACCTGAAAATGGAAGCATATGATGTTCGCATTGGGAATGGACGGATCCGAAATCCATAACCATTTCATCATAAGCTACTCCATCTACACCATTAGGAAAAGTAGTTACTACAGGCTTTTGACTTTTATCATAACCTCTAAAAAGTTCCGTATACATTTTAGCTACTCTTTTTGGAGTATCCACTAAGCCTTCTCTACTTGGATTCTCTCCTATTTCCTGTAGTATGGCTCTAATATGATTTTCAATACTAGTCATGTTCATCTATTACTCCCTTTGTTATTAAAATTACTTTTCATACTCTATAGGATCTTCTATCCCAGCTACCTTAAATGCTTCTAACCTCTCTCGGCACGTGCCGCAGACTCCGCAACTTAATCCCTCTCCCTTATAACAAGACCAAGTCAACTTATAATCAACTTTTAACTCTATACCTCTTTTTACTATATCTCCTTTACTTTTATCAATATAAGGAGCTTCTAATTCAATATTAGACCAATCACAGAGAGCTATTGACTTTTGCATAGCCTCTACAAACTCTTTTCGACAATCTGGGTAGAGAGAATGATCCCCAAAATGCGCCCCATAATATACTTTCTCTGCTTTTATACCAATAGCATAAGTAGTAGCAAGACTAAGTAAAACCATATTACGATTCGCTACAACTGTTTGCTTCATATTATCATCCTCATAATGACCCTCTGGCACTTCCCAGTCTTTTCTAGTTAAAGCTGAAGGAGCTAAGTCATTCAACACATCTATATCAACTATCTTATAAGGTACTTTTAATTTATTACAGGTCTTTTTAGCATACTCTAATTCTTTACTATGCTTCTGCCCATAGTTAAACCCTATAGCGGACACATTAAAACCTATAGATAATACATCATACAACAAGGTAGTACTATCCATACCCCCACTTAGTATGACTACAACCTTTGCAATTCTCATCAACTTCTCCTTATTGTTTATTTTCCCAGGGGTAACTTGCCCAAATCTCTTTATCTATATACTCTCCTACATAGGTAGGTATACTAAACAATTCTCTCAATCTCTTAACATCTATCTTACTATGTAAAGTACATATACCTACAACATTAGAGTAACCTTTAACTACTTCCTTCATTGTGTCCGCAGAGTCTATAATATCATCCACTACTAATAATTTATCTTCAGAGATACTTACCTTCTCTAAACTCAGCTCATTTGTCTTCTGCTGCTCATCATAAGATTGACAAGTAATAAAAGTAACTGGTAACCTTAACCTATAACCTAACACCTGTCCTAAAACTACTCCACCTCTTGCAATAGCTACTATTCTATTAAATTTTTGATCTTTCAATTGTGTAGCTAATAACATAGAAACTAGATTATCAAAATCAGACCAATTATAGGTACGAGTTTTCACTTACACTCCTTTTCTATTAAACCCCCACACTAACTTATGTATTTGAAATAATACCCGTACATTTTGCAGCTTAGATTTTAGAACTTTTTCTATTAACCATTCATACTTCTTTAAGTACTCCTCCCGTCGTTTATACTCATCTTTTGTTTTTACAATATCGAGAGGTTGTAATAAGTGAACACACCCCGCTTTTCTAGTTAACTTATTTATTGTCTTTGCAAACTCCCAGTCTTTACTATCGTAAATTAAGTTTTTAACTTCATCTTTTGGTTTTAACTTCTCAATAACACTTAAATTACTCTTAACTTTAGTACAAGGAGACTTAATATCACAAGCTATTATATCTATTAACTTAAATACTGGTAAATATCGTGTTCCATTTGTCTGCAATGTAATTTTAGCATTTATACACTTCAAAAAAGTAACTAAAGCATTTAGTAGATATTCATATAAAGTAAACTCCCCTCCCGTTAAACAAACCCATTCCAAATTCGATTGCTCAAAATTTTCTAACAACTCCTTAATTGTTATACCTGTATACTTAGTTGAAGGCTCATTGGCAAGGCCCTTATCTAACTTTGCAGTAGGTACTGCATATGAAGTATCACAACCAGGACATCTTAAATTACAACCGTAAACTCTAATAAAAAATTGAGGTATACCAATACTTAAGCCTTCTCCATTAATGCTTGAAAAAATCTCTGATATAGGAAGTTTCTTCATCTTGTAATAATTCCAATATTCCGTAAGAAAATTAATAATTCTTTTCGATGGTAATTCCCTAAGGGTATAGTTCTTCAATAAAAAACCTAAATAAAATACAGCTGCTCTACTTACAACCTTAATTGTATGTTGATCTTTATTAGCTTTAAAAGTTTTATTATTTTTTTGTAGTAACTTATTTGCTTCAGCTATAGTGATTACTGTTTCCTTAAAAGCTATACTTAGCTTATCTAATGCTTTTCTTATTAAACTAAGATAATATAAATTGGTGTTATAAAACTCTATACTAATATGATAATGTTCTTTAGCAGTAGATCTATCAACTATTACACTTCCATCTGTATCTAATACTCCAGCTAAAAAAGCCTCTGGATATCTAAAAATTAAGTCTGGAGTTCTTATCTCCTCTTTAATAATATACGTTAAGCTATAACCATTAATAAATATACCACACATAGATGTACTATCATATCTAAACTCTACTTTTCTCTTTAACCTCTTAATAACATTATTACCCAAACTAGTTAAGTACTTCTCTTTTCCAGATACTATCAGACTATTAGTAGTCTTACAACCATCTCCTAAATAAGCTCCTGTTAGATAAGATAATAGTTGCTCTCGTTTCCTAGGTCTGCGTACCTTCTGTAAGCTTTCAAAAATCTCATTTACTTTTAAAGTATTCATTATTCTATTACCTCCGCACTACTCTTCGGACTTTCAAAAACTCTTACTAGATACTTTAGCGTAGGAGCTTTTTCCTTTAATATATCTAAAATTTCTAAAGCTAAATACTCTGCTGTTGGATTCTCTTTCATGAGATAAACGCTAGTATCACAACAAATATCTCTAGTAGCTATTATGATTGGATTATTCTCTGTACAGTTCTTTAATATAAGTTTATGGTCAAACATGTTCTTCAATTCTTTTGTAATTGTAAAATCCATAAGCATACCTACTTCATCTAGTTGAGATTCAGCTCCTTCTATCTCAAGTTCTACTCTCCATTGATGCCCATGCACATTTTTGCATTTACCCTCATAATCTACTAATCTATGAGCTGAGTCAAAATCAAAACTAGTTTTAAGCTTCATTATTTTTGTTCTCCTTTAAATAATTTTAAAAAGACATAATATCCATTCGAGTATCTTATGTTTTGATATGTGTTCCCTTGCTTTTTTATAATTACAATATCCTGTATCTTCATTCATATCCCAACTATATTTTCCATTGCAAGACTTGACATCAAGAATTGCATATTTTCCAGCGTGTGCTTCTTTTACCGCATCTACTATTTTCATCTAATTTCCTTATTTTCTCTATTATATATTATTTTTAGATATAAGTCAAGCTTTAATTTTTAAATAATTATTCATGAAAGTCAGTCTCTAATATTATTACAACATCACTATCATATGCAAGATCAACACTTTCTTTTACATCATCTATAGTAGCTCCTGGAAAATTTACCTTATTAAGATTTATTCGTTCTATATCATTAACTTCCACATACTTAGCAATACTAGGAAAAAACTTATAGAATAAATTACCCTTAAAGCCGCTTGTCTTATTTTTCTCTACTCTAGCTCTAACTACTGGTAATACACTACTGCCATCTACTATATGAAATAGCTTCATATCTTCTTTATTTATTTTTTTAGCGTATCCTCCATTACCTTTTCTTTTCTCAACTGTACAAAGCAAAGGTATATCATATAAGTTTACTAATTTCTTTAATCCAGCACTTATGTCAGTCCACTTATCTCTACTTTCAGTTGTTTTTTTCTCTAATCCCATCTTATGTAAATTATCAATAAAAACAACTAACTGTTTGTCTCCTGCTATCTTCTTATAAATCCTTATCATTCTAGCAAAATACTCTAAGGTATATCCATCACTTACATCTTTTATAGACCAGTTATTCATTACCATATCTCTTACTGTATTTACAGCATTATCTCTTCTTTCTGCTAATATTTCTCTTTGCTTCTCATCTAAATCCGTATTATGTTGAATACCATACTTAGGATTAGATACTACATTAATATCAACTCCACTGTAATTAGCTAATAATCTAGGTACTACTCTTCTAGTATTATCATCAATACTAAAATACAATACAAATATCTTATCTTTATTATTAGTAATAAGATTTATAGCTAACTGAAGACAAAAAGAACTTTTACCTACATTTGTATCTCCTAATAATAAATAGAAGCAATTCTGTAACCCATCAAAATGATGAGTAGCAGACTTCCAACCCATATCCAAGCCTAACAATCTATCTCTGCTCCAAGCCCACTCTTCAAATTTATTTACTACTTGTCCCATTTTTGTTTGTTCTTCTAAAATATCACTTATAGTAACTACAAAATTATCTACTCCTTGAGATTCAAATTGCTGTAGTTCTTTATTTAATGCTTGTTTTCCTATTCCTGTTCTATCTACCATATCCTTTAATAGCTTCTCTTTAGCTACAGGACTACTCTCTCTATGAATAGCAAATAAACATTCATCTAACAGAGTTCTATCATCCGGGCTCTCTAAAAATCTAACTAATTGATAATCAAACATAGATAAATCAGGAATAGCTTTAAATTTCTCCATACCTTCATTATTAATAAACTCATCGGGATCATTCCACTTTGGTAATGTTTTAATGTATACTCCTAGATCTGTTCTATCTCCAATTATTTTATGAAGAATAATATCTAACTTTACTCTCGCTCCGCTTTCATTATCTAAACAAAAAATAACTTCTCTAATACCACATTTTATTAATAATTCATAATGCTTTTCTGTCATAGCTGTTCCACATAGGGCTACTACATTCTCTAATCCATTTTGAGCTAGAGTAATAACATCCGCATAACCCTCTACAATATAAACCTTAGAAGATATTGTTCTAGCCTTATACAAGTGAAATAATACCTCACCTTTTTTATATAAGAGTGTCTCTCTTGAATTTAAATACTTAGAACCTATTCCTTTCTTAATAGCTCTGGAAGCAAAAGCAATAACACTACCAAACTGATTTCTTATAGGAATTATTAATCTATTATCAAATAGGTATTTATCAGCGGGTCCAAGACCTGCCTTCTTTAGATCTTCCAGAGAATAATTTCTTTTTCTTAATACCTCTATTAGTTTAGTATATCTACACCAACCTAATTTAAAAGTATCTATAGCCTTAGCCCAACCTCTCTCCTTTACATAAGCTTTTATTTCTTTAGTAGCTTCATGATCTTTGCTTATAGTAGAACTTAACATAGTAGCTACTAACTCTAATAATTCTGAAACTCTAGATACTACTTTATGTTCCTCTATTTTCTCTTCTGTTTCTTCTTCCTCTATATAAGGAACTTTAAATAAATTAGCTACATAAGCTACATTTTGAGAAATAAAGCCTTCACCGGATAGAGGTCTTCCTTCGATAAAATGAACAGCATTAAATATATCGCCCGTAGCAGAGCACACATGGCAATAAAAGTGTTCATCATCAGAAGGCATTAGATTACAAGCATGAGTAGAATCATTATTTCTATGCACTGTAGAATTAGGACATTGAAACTTATTATCATTTCCTGGAACTCTATCATGTAAAGCTAAGTATTCTGGAAGCTTCGTTTTAAGGTGTTCCATTAAGGGTTCTAGATTCTTAATTCTCACTTATTATTTCTCCTTTATCTTTAGATTTCCATCTTCGTCCCTGTAGAACTGAGATGAATTATCTTTTGTACGTATTTGAATCATAAAATTCTCAATAAATTGTTCCGTATCCTCAGTTATAATCTTCCAAGTTGCTCTATATTGTGTTTTATTTAATCTTTCAAAAACATTATCAATAAGCTTAAAAATAACTAATCTATCTAAATTTCTTAAAGATAATTGTTCTAAAATCCACCTAATAATTTTAAACTCTCCTTGATTTACTCTATATCTAGTTTCATAAGAAGCTTCATACTTAGTACAGTAATAGCCTAAAACTTTCTTTATTAAGCTAGAATTTTCATCAAACTCTTCCTTTACTTGTGAAGGAGACTTAATAGAAAACTTCTCAATTACAGTAGTAATAAATAAATTTTTAGTTAGCTTCCAATTTTTATAGTTTAAGTCTAAGCAATAAAAAACATTAGTAAGCTTATCAAAAATAACACCTAGAACTTCACATTTTAGTTCCGCTTCTAATTTAAAAGAGGAATGACCTATCTTTCTTTCAATAAGAGTTTCCACTAATTTACCTTCTATTCTTCTTATTACTTTCATTCTTACAAGAGATTCTAAAGCTTGAACTAGTTGATTTTTAGCTAATTGAGATACTATACCAGCTAAAGAAGGAGAAACTTTTTGTAATTTACCTACTCTTCTTTTTATAGCATACAATTTAAAAAACAAATCTACTAATCTATTTTCTCTAAGGTTTAAGTTTAGAAAACTTCTAGATAGTGAAAAGTCTAAATATCTTTTTGTATCTTCTGTATTCATTTTTTTTCCTCTCTTTATTACTTACTTTAAGAGATTGTATTATATACGTAGTATATTATAATACATCTATAATTTATAGTAGTATAGTTATGCATTTCTCTTTGCTTTTTCTACGTGTCTACCTTAGTTTGTCTAAGATTATCTATATAGCGTGTTCTTTTATTATCCGGTTATTTAAATACAAATTTATTCACTTTGTCTAAGATTATACTAGTAAGGCAAATCTTTTAATAATCTAACACATCTCTGCATTTTCCTTCTATTAGTTAACAAGCACTTACTTTCCATTTTTTATATAGAGTATAAGGAGCAGTATGAAAATCTTTCATATCTCTACCCATTAGCTTTGCCATAGATTTTAAGCTGCTATACATATTAACAAAATGATAAGTTCCCCAATAAGATATATCAGCTGCTTTTGCTTGTAGGCTTCTAATATAAGATGTAGATGCTCCTTTTTCTGTTAACTCCTCTATTATGCTTTTCTCTAACTTTTTCATTGTCTCAGGAAAAACCATTTGTAAATTATAACAATGCATTAATAATGTAGCTGTATCTTCCATTTCCATCTTAATTACTTCTCCTTTAATTTGTTAGCTATTTCTTTAGCATAAAAGTTTCCCAGGTCTTCCCACTCTAAATTTGGATTCATCATAGCTATATCTCCATCAAGAGCATGACTTTCTAACATTTCAACTAATAACTTAGCTATCTTCTTCTCCATAATTACTTCTCCTCTGTTAGATATGATACCTTATTCATTGTGTTGCGTTTTTCGCTTAAATTTCTATCATACTCACAGAGATTATTATCTGCATCGTAAAATAAGCAATTATTGCAATCCTCATATTTATAATCTAGTGGACAGCCTACATTACTTACTCTCATTTCTTTACCCCCTTTGGTTTACGAAACATAGCCTTTACAATTAAACACGCTGGCAATCCAAAGAATACTATCCACAACAATAAATATCCCATGATTATCTCCCTATTTGTTTTCTTTTTTTCTTCTTTTCTGCTTTTTTTTCTTTTTTCTTTTCATCAAGTTTAAATGCTAGT